CAAGGTAGTTGATAAACAGCTGCCTGTTTTCCCCGTTGATGATCGCCCCCTCCGCCTGTCCCAGCATGGATCGCTCCAGCAGACTTTCCACTTTGCACATGTTCGCATCCTGAATGAACGCCTGATTGTACTGCAGGATAAACTGCGCCTCTTCAATGCTGTTTTGCAGCTCCTCCACGTTGCTGCTGATCTTCAGCTGATAGAGCACCAAGCCGACCGAATAGATATCGACGGTCGGGCCATATTCCCTGCCCAGATAGACCTCGGGGGCCATATAATTCTCGGTACCCGATTTGGACATACCGCCCATGGTGCGCTCGGCCGTGCGGGCCACGCCGAAATCGCCCAGACGGAAACGACCCAGATCATCGACGAAGATGTTGCCCGGCTTGACGTCGCGGTGGATCAGGCTGCGCTTCTGGCAGAATACGAGGGCCTCGCAGAGGTCCATGCCCAGACGGCGCACCTCCTGCTCGTCCATGGTGTGGGTAGTCAGGTATTCGGTCAGCGGGGTCAGCAGCTCCATACGGATGAGGATGTCCCAGCCGATGCCGCCCGCGTGGGGGACGATGTCGTAGTCCTGACAGCCGACGATGTTGGGATGGCTCCGCAGATCCGACATGATGGCCACCTCGCGCATGAAGGCCTCGGCGATGCCCTTGAAGTAGGAGGTCACCGACTGCTCGTCCATGCCCTGGCTGAGGGCTTCCTTGACATCTGCATTGGATCGGGGGATCTGCAGCACCTTGAGGGCGCCCTCGGTGATCAGACCGAAAGCCTCCTTGCGGATGCGGTAGACCTTGCCAAAGCCGCCCTCGCCGATCTCGGCGACGATCTCCCAGTCTCTGAATACCTTGGTTCCGATGTTGTATTCCATAAACGCAACTTCCCTTCCGAAGCTCGACTTCTTTTTGGTTTATAGTTCATTTTACCACGATAAAGGCTGAAATACAATGTGAAAAGGAGAGGTCTCCGGGCGCTTTGCAAATCCGGCACTTGTGCCGTATTCGCCTGCACCGCTGACGGTCGCCCCTGTGCATACGGTAGACCCCTCGGGCCGATGGAGGTCATCGGCCCCTACAATGGCTTGGTGCCAATCTTTAAACTGACGCTCTGTCCTGTAGTGGACGCAGACTACTGCGTCCCGCAAATTCGGCACTTGTGCCGTATCCATTTTGTAGGGATGCGCATTGCGCATCCGCTTGCACTGCGCTGACGGCTGCTGCGATGCATACGGCAGACCTCTCGGGCCGATGAAGGTCATCGGCCCCTACATTGGCGCGGTGGTTTCCCTGCATTCCCGTCAGACCTTCCACACTTCCCTTATCCTGTCATCCTGATCCCCACCCCACAAAATGCAAGCATTTTGCAGGGACCCCCTAAGAGCGCAGCACGAAGTGCGCAGTCGAAGGATCTTAGGGAAGGCTTTCGGGCGCTTCGTGAAGCGCCCCTACATTGGCGCAGGGGCTTTCTGTAAATTGGCAGGTTGCCAAAGGCTCCTTTTGAATACCCTCTGGGGCACTCCCCTTACTTCCCCGCCGCAGCGGCATCGACCTTGGCTTCGCCGGTGATATAGGCTACGATCGAGCCGATGGTGGTCACAGCGCCGACGATCTCGCCGCTTTCCACCCCGAAGGCCATGGCAATACCCACGACCACACCGACCAGCGCCAACAGAAACTTGCGGCTGGTCAGCTTGCGGATGATATTATTCATTCGATCTCCTCCCCTTCTGCGGCACTCCCGCCGCTCCACGTTTTGCTGATTTTAATACATGCCAGGGCCAGGGCCTCGATGCCGCCTGCACCGAGGGTGTACTGGATCAGCGTATCGGGGACGCTGCCGCACAGCCAGAATGTGACGATCATGGTCACGACAAATGCAAAGATAAAGACCCCCATGCACAGCAGCACCCGATTGGCAGTCTTCATCGGTTTCTTTCGTCTTGTTCTCAAATCTATCCTTTCTCTAAGATTCCCGATCGAACCTGACGCGTCAGCGTAGTTCTCCCCACAAAATGCAAGCATTTTGCAGGGACCCCCATGTCATTCAATAGATTTTGGGCGAATAAATCGCCTCAAAATCGACGGCCGAACTGTCGGCCGGTCGCACCTCGGCGCTTCGGGAAGAACCCCAAGATGGTTTTTTGCACCATCGAAAGCTCGCGGAATATGCACCGCGCGGATCGGGCCGGACTTAAGCTGCTGCATTGTCCGGCTCACGGGTCAAGGGGCTTGCCCCTGCCGACCTTTGGTGACTTTCCCTCGGTCGGGAAAGTCACAATACTTTACTCATGCGCTTTCTGATTCAGGTGCTTCTCGATCTTGTCGATGGCAGCCGATACAGGCCCGTTGCAGCCCTGCTCCCGCAGGCCTTTGAGGCAGGCCAGCACACCGTAGGTCAGTAAAGTCAGCTCAGTATTGACATAATCCTGATCACGGTCGTGATGTACCCGCAAGGCTTTGAGTTCTTCATCCTGCTTTTTCTGCCGATCCATCCAACGGACAGCTTTGGCGATGGCACCAAAAATACCCAGCGTCGCCGTCAGCACACCGCCCGCCGTGATGATCAGCTGTGGTGTCAGTTCAATGGTCATGCTGCCGCCTCCTTAATCCGGGATCTCTTCATTGATGGTAACGATCAGGTTTGCACCTCTGCCGTAACCGCTGAGGCGGACTTTAACAGGCACGGCGAAACCATTTACAATCGTCAGATTGCCATTGCCGTCATTGGATATAGGTGAGGAAGCCGCGCTGCCTAAACCGACACTGGTATCGTAATTTGCGGTGTAAAAATCACCGGCATCGCTGTAATAGTAGATCCATGCCTGTGAATAGATTGCGTGGGTGAAGTTTACGCCACTCGTTCTGAGTGTTCCTCCGGCAGGGATCGTAATCATGCCGGTCAAGGTATAACCCGCCTGATCACGCTGAGAAACACCATCGGAGGAAGACAGACGAACATCATCGGTATATCCAACCGTATCAATGATGTTGGTAACCCCCTTGGCTTCGACGGTCAGTGCATAGGTGGCAGTAAAGCCGCCGTCCTCTGTCGTTGCCGTAATAACGGTATTACCTGTTGCGATAGCCGTTACAACACCGTTTTCAACGGTTGCAACGCTATTGTTCGAACTTGTCCATGTGACATTCTTATTTGTAGCGTTGTCGGGTTTAACAGTTGCAGTCAGAGTTACAGTACCATCGATCTGCAATGTACCGCTCGCAGCACTCAGCGATACGCCGGTAACAGCAATATTCTCAGCCACATAACGGAACGGTACAACACGGTCATAGCCCGCACCATAATTCCAGCAGTGGGCATTCTGACTGACAAAATCAAAATCAATGATATCAAAGGTGGTATCGTCCGCTGTACCATCCACTTTCGGATAACTGTTGCCATCTGCGCTCACCTTGCCGCCTTCACAGGCATTGCCGACCGAAATGTAGTTGACCAGCCCATCGGTGTTGACAAGGAAAGCGTGCTGGTGTCCGCTGATGCCGTTGGCGATGGTGGCATAGCAGCTTTCGGCCGAAAAGTCCCAGCTTGCCGTTTCGCCGTTCAGCGTTACCGTACGGCCGCGCTTATGGATGTAGTCGGCGATCATGTTGCCCATATTGGCCAGATTGCAGGTCCATACATGCCCGTCACCGTCGGTATAACTGTGGTTGTTGTACCATGCCGGGCTTGAGCCGGTCGACCAGTAAAGGGGCAGATGGGAAACAAAGATGATATGCCATCCATTTTCGGGACAATCAAACGCAAAGTCAGCAAGCCACTGCAGCTGTGCTGCCGAAACATTATGGCTTGAGATCAGCGGAGCAGCATGGGACGGGTCATCCGTGGCCTTTGTTCCCATGAAGTCGTTGTCGGAAGTATTGACGAAAACCACGCGCACCTTTTTGTCGGGGAAATCCAGATAACCGTAATTGCCATAGGGGTCATCTTCATTGGCAACCGCTTCGTGGACAGCATTCTGATCGGCGATCAGTTCAAAGGCTTCTTCCTTGGTAAGCCGTTCGCCAACATAGCCGTTGGTGTCATGGTTGCCGTTGAGCCATAAAGTCGGCACGATCTGGTGCCGGAACTTGCTTCGGCATTGCTTAATGTCCTCGATGGCTTCTTTTTTGGTGATTTCCGTCCAGTTGCGGATATAGTCGCCGCCGAAAACGACGCAATCAATATCATTTACACGGCACAGGGCCTGGATGGCCTGATTGGCATGTTCCAGTCGGGGTACATCATCCATATTGTGCAGGTCGGTAACAAACACCATTTTGAAAGTGCCGGGGGATGTTGTAAGGCGCTCAGTTACTGCCAGTGCTTCTTCTTTAACATAGGTTTCGGAAGTTTCATTGGATGTGGTTTCGATCTTTTCGATATTTGCCGCCATGACGGCAAATGCGGCATCCTCTGCGGTTGCAACTCCCTTGCCGGTGACCGCAGAGGCGATCAGGGCTTTGCCCTCACCGACAGATGTTTTTAGGCTTGTGACTTCATTTGTGTCGGCAGGCACATATCCGAGCGCAGTTTTAATATTCTCTGCGGTGACACTGGCATCCGATCCGGCAGGGCCTGTTGCACCCTTCGCGCCTGTTGCGCCTCTCATGTTTTTTCTTGTGCCGAGGTACACATAGGACGCGTCAACATACCCGACCGGATAGTGGTAGTATGAATAGGCCAGCGTATCACCGGCAAGAATCTCTTTCGCCTTTGACTGCGTGCAAACCGTTGACAGAGCGATTCTATAAGTCGGCGCAAAGCCGCCCGTCACCGTAGTGTAGGATGAGGGGGCGGTTGTTATAGGCAGAATACCCGTGCCGCGCTGGCCATCCTTGCCCCTGATCGAGTCCATGCTGTTGACCAGTATGATCGACTGCTCGATATGGGAAGCGCGCCATAGCGTATCGTTATGCAGGATCAGGTCGCCAACCAACACTTCCGCTGCACCGCTCTCGTTTATAACATCCTGCAGAAGAAAGCCAAAATAGCTGGAATCTGCTGTGTAGTGCATTTCGGGTGCTGTCGTGACCTTGAGAATGCCTGTACCGCGTCGGCCCTCTTTACCGTTTTCGCCGTCCTCGCCATTTTCGCCGTCGTTTCCGACAGGTCCCTGCTTGCCCTGTTCGCCGGTTTCACCCTTGGGACCTTGTGGACCGGTACTGCCGATCTCACCTTTGGGGCCACGGGGGCCTTCGGGACCAACAGCGCCGGTGTTGCCGGTGTTTCCCTTGGGACCCTGCGGACCGGCAGGACCAACTTCGCCTCGGGGCCCCTGCGGGCCAACTGCCGAAAAACCGGTATCTTCATACTGTTCAGTCTCCTGATTCCAGACCATCCATGTGCCTGTATCATCATTGATGCGCGGTGTATTCAGGCTGGGTGCATTGACTCTCCGCATCTGCTCCAGTACCTGCTCGAACCAGTCGGGGCCGGGCGGCTCGGGGACTGCATCAGGATTCTCGAGAGGGCTTTCGATGACGGCATAGCCCATCTCGGAAATGACCTGTACCTCCTCCACCGCATAGCGGAGCTCGAAGCGGCCCTCACCGGCCTGGGCGGTATCGATATTTGTTACTGTCCACAGCAGCAGGTTTTCCTGCCGCTGGGTAGGAATGGGATAAGGGTTCTGGTCATCGGGCCGCAGATAAAGCAGATCGGCACGGCCCTCACCGTAGATTTGGACCCATTCGGTCAGATCAAACTGTACCTGTCGGGCCAGATGCTCTCCCCTGCGGCCGATGCAGATGCGCTCGCCGGGGACAGCCTTGATGATTTCCAATGCTACCTCTCCTTTCCTCGATAGATATAATGGATCTGCGCTCCGGCAAAAGCCATCTGCCCAAAGGTACGCAGGCGGCAGAAAAAGCTCTGCACGTTGAGGCAGCGCGGCCTGCGGATAAAGGCCAGAACCCCCTCGATGGTGCCGTCACAGACCAGCGGCATCGGCTCCTGACGGCTGCCGTGATCAAAGACATACTCCACGTCCACCTTGCTTTCGGCGCTGCCGTCGAGGGTAAAGACCATCTTGGCAATGTCCTTGCGCAGGGCGTAGGTGCCGAAGTTGCGCATCGGCAGGGTCAGTACGCGCTCGAAATCCTCGCCGTATTTCGCCCACCATTTGTCCTCCTCGAGGGTCTGTCCTTCGGGATAGCGGTCGACGAAGAAATAGAGCTTACCCTTACGGTTGACATAGGCCCTGCCCCATGCCGAGCCACTTCCGAACCAGCAGGCGGGGTCCTTCAGATTGTCAAAATAGAACCATGTCAGGTTCTTCGGCTCACGGGTGTAGGAACACAGACGGTAATCCCAAAGCCACGCATGGCCGTTGGCCGCCAACCAGTACCGCTGGCCGTCGTCAAAGGAGGTGGGCGGAATGGTGCTGTTCTGCAGGTCGTAGAGCAGACCATGGCTGTCGGGTCGTCCGTCCACATTGTCCGAGATCCTGCGCAGCACATTCTCCCCGGCTGCCGAGGTATCCTGGATCTGCAGAACGCCCAGACGGCTGTTGGCAAAGACCAGATTGTTCTCGATCAGCTGGACACTTTTGGGGATGTCGCAGCCGATGTTTCCGTTGATGGTCGAATAGTCCATTGTGATGAATGTGCGCCCATCGATCTCAGCCGTACCAAATACCGCCTTGCCTGTGCGGCGCTGCTGCAGGATGACGAGGGCATTCTGCTGGGTGCCGAGGGCTACGATGGGGTCGTCGAAGCTGCCGACGATGTTGTAATGTTCATAAGGAATATAGCCGGGATCCATGGCAACATCGGTGTTGGCGCTCCAGAAATAGGCGTTGGGCTGGACATCCGAGCCGGAAAAGACGGCACAAAGACCCTCGCTGCCGCCATAGACTGCCGCCAGATGACAGCTGTCAAAGGCATTTTTCGCCTGCTGGTATTCTGTGCTTTCCTGTGCAATGCGGATGCGGACATTGTTGACGCCGTCCTCTTCGATGAGATCGACATAGTCGGGCTTAAAACGGACGCGCACCGTATTGGCACGGGCCGAGCGCAGCACTTCGTATTCCAGGTTTTTGGTCAGCCTGACCCAGCTGCCATCTTCATTCAGCAGCGATACGCTCAGCACATCATCGGCCGAGGCAGCATCCAGCGGTGTGTAAAAGATCCTCGTTCCCGCCTCCGCCGTATAAAGGATGTCGTAACAGTCGCTCAGCCGGTTGAGGGGCTGATAGAGATCGCCGGCGCCCGGTGTATCCGGGTCGGCATTGAGGAGCAGGGTCGGGATAAAGGGCTCGACCGGCTTGGCCCTGAGCATATACAGCCCCCGATCGGCATTGACCACGCGGGCGGTGTCTGCCTCGATGACGGCATAGATGTTTCGGGCCTTATAGTAGAGCCTGCCGTCAAAGAGAAAGAAGGTGCCGTAATGGGCCTGCTCCAGCGCAGGCTCGAAATTGTCGGTTTCGGGGTTCTGCCAGGTCAATGCCGAAGTATCGACCACCTCGCGAATCTGCAGATCCTCCGAAACCATGTACATATGGCCGGTCTTGCGGAACACATACCAGCCCTTGTAGAGCTGCGGATAGGCGTCGCAGGGGCCGGTGGTGATGTCGGCGGCGACGCCTGCTTCCAGTGCGCTGTAGGGTGCCACCTGCGCCGGTCGGCTGCGCAGTACGCCGTCTTCCCACCACATATTTTTCATCTCGGGGCTCTGGTTCTCGCTGAGGTTCCACGGCGCATCGTGGATGTTCAGACCGCCGGACAGCGACGGGATATTGCTCACGCGCTCGGTCGCCGGGGCTGGCATATTGGATAGATGTACAAAAGCCATGGGTTTCCTCCTTATACAGAATAGAATCCGTCGCCGGGGCTGCCGTAGATGTCCTCGATGCGGTCATATTCGGTCTGTCGGCGCGGGGCCATCTGCTGTCTGCGGCTCTCAAACTCGTTGTAGAGGGCCGAATAGCCGAAGGGATTCTCGTGGAGCAGCAGCATGGCCGCCACATAATAGGCCGCCGCATCCTGGGCATCCTCGTCGTTGTCCAGCAGATAGCCGTCGTCGGGGGCCATGGGTACGGGCGCGGGATGGCGGTAATACTGCAAGACCATCTCAGTGCGGTCGGCTGCCGGAATGGCCAGCCTGTCCTTGCCGACGCGGTGGTAGCGGTGATAACGGGTAAAGCTGCCGTCCCGCAGCAGCGGAATGCCCTTGCCCGAAAGCTGCCAGAGGTCATCGGGCAGCGTGAAGATGTAAAAGCCCTCCTTCTGCTCGGCCGCGTCCCAGATCAGGGGCAGCTCGGCAGGGATGGGGCGCGTGGTGGTGGCCAGCAGCTTCTGGGCCGAATCGAGCAGCGCAGGGATACGCAGCAGCAAATCGGCCTGTTCGTTGTAGGTCGGGGCGATCTCTGCCCCGCCAATGGAGTACTGATGCATCAGCATCAGCACCCTGTTTTTAAAATCGATGTATTTGATAGGGTATTTCCCCCTTTCTGTAAAGTAGGCTTCCCTCAAAGGAGGGCTTCCGCCTTGGTGCCAATCTTTAAACCGGCGCTCTGCCCTGTAGGCTCCTTTTGAAGGGAGCTGTCACCGAAGGTGACTGAGGGTTGTTTGTAATAGCGCCGCAGGCACATTGAAACCGGATGAGGGCAGCACTTGTGCCGTATCCATGACGGTCGCCTCTGTACTCCCGTCAGAATAAGATTCCTCGACTTCGCTCGGAATGACAGTTACAGAATGAACACTTCCCTATCCTGTCATCCTGATCCCCACCCCACAAAATGCAAGCATTTTGCAGGGACCCCCTAAAAGCGTAGCACGAAGTGCGCAGTCGAAGGATCTTATGCCCCCCTCGCCAAGGGAAGGCTTTCGGGCCGATGTGGTCATCGGCCCCTACAAAGGCGCGGTGGTATTCTGCAAATTGGCCCCTTGCCAAAGGCTCCTTTTGAATACCCTCTGGGGCACTTAGGAGCTGTCACCGTAGGTGACTGAGGATTGGCCTGTACCCGCTGACGGTCGCCGCTATGCATACGGTAAATACCTCGGGCCGATGTGTACCCTCTGGGGCACTTGTCATCGGCCCCTACAAAGGCGTTCTGCCCTCTTTATTACGCCACATGTACCTCGGCTGTGCCGACGCCGACGGGCTTGCTGTCGCTGCCGACCTCGGCAACTGCGATATAGCCACCGCCGGCTGTGATCCTGCCGCCCGAGGGAAGTGCAGTCCAGCCCGACAGCGCCGTACCGTAGCTGACCGCAGGCTTGTCCTCGGCATTGGTGTAGGTCTTGTAGACGAAGGTATTGCCGGTCTCGGCCTCCGAGGTCAGAATAACGGCGGTCTCCGATGCCGAAACGGGCGATGTCATCAGATGGAGCTGCTTGAGGACGCCCTGCTTGCCGTGGTAATAGATGGCCTCGCGCTTCTCCTTGAGCACGAATGCATCATAAATGACGCGGCCCTCCACCAGCCAACCGTTGATGCCGGGAGGATTGTCGTGGATCTTATAATCGTTCAGCTGTCTGGGCGCGGTGGCCGCACAGGGATGGGTCAGAATGAAGGCACAGCCCGCAGGCAGTCTGGACGAAGGCACCTTGATGATCTTGGTGCCGTCGACCTCACCGATGCAGCCCTTGATGACCGCCTGCTGGGCGGTATCGCCCTGCTTGACGAAGGCGGGATCCTGCTTGAGCAGGTTGGCGAAGCGGTAGGAGCAGAAGGCCACTCTGCCGCTTTCGGGGACGTTGTGCTCGCCCATATACTCCTGACCCTCGAGGAAGCACTCGTAGGCATTGCTCTTGGTGATGGCCTTGTCGGAAAAACCGCCGTGGACGGTGGCTGCATTGGCCAGGGTACGCAGAACATGGGTGTCAAACTCGGGGATCCAGACCTCGTTGGTCTGACGGCTGAGGGCGCGGCCGGCGTCGGAGACCATCTGGCTCTGGATCTTGTCGCCGCGGTCGATGACGAAGGTGAAGGCACGGTCGCGCTTGACGGTCAGGGTCTGGACGGTGCGCTGCAGGTCATCGGGTGTGCCGTAACGGCTGGTGCCGCTGCGGGTATAGTCGCGCATGGGGACGACGGGAATGGAATAGACGTTGACGGTGTCGACGCCTGTAAAGTTGTAGTCGTTGTTGAGGGCCGCCATGACCAGCGACTCTCGCGCAAAGCGCTCGTCAACCTTTGCGCTGTATTTGGATGCAAGGTTTTTACCTGCCATAAATAATCAATCCTTTCCTTAAATAAATGTAGAATGCAGAATGAAGTTTATTTTTGAGGCTCCTTTTGAAGGGAGGCCGCAAGCGGCACTCCGCTACGCTGCGCTGTCATTCACCGCAGGTGACTGAGGGTTGTTTTCGATGCGCCGCAGGCACAACAAACGGTGTCTCCGACAGATTGCAAACAATCACCCGTCACGCTTCGCGTGCCACCCTCTTTCAAAAGAGGGCTTTTTATTCTCCTACCACTGTGTTTCAAACCCCTCTAAAAAGGGATCCTTCGGCTTGGCCGCACCGGGATCGCCGGCCGCACCACGGACGGGCGCACGGGCAGCCGATGCCGCATTCTGCCGCAGGATGTCGTTCTCCTTCTGTCGGCTTTCGGCCTGCGCACGGGCGGCTTTTGCATCGAAGGCAAAGTAGGCCAGCGCCAGACGCTGTCCCTTGGCTGCCGCCTGTGCCACCTCGGGCGGCAGGGATTTGCCCCTGAGATCGGGACGGATCTCCCACAGCTCACGGATCTCGGCTGCAAAGTCGCGCACGACGGGATCTTCTTCATTTTCCGAATCAGAAATCTCTAAAGCATCTGCGTTTTCGGTATCAGTAAAGGTTTCTTCCTTTACATCGTTTTCTTCCAGAAAAACCTCCTCTTCCTCCGCAAAAACGGTCGTATTCTCCTTTTCCATCGCTTTTTCTCTCCTTTGTATTTTCTCTTTGCCTTCTCCTTGGAGAAGGTGTCTGCAAAGCAGACGGATGAGGGCGGCACTTGTGCCGTATCCATTTTGTAGGGACGGCGATCCGCCGTCCGCCTGTACCCGCTGACGGTCGCCGCTGCATATCCGTCAGAATAAGATTTCTCGACTTCGCTCGGAATGACAGTTACAGAATGAACGCTTCCCTTAACCTGTCATCCTGAGCGTAGCACGAAGTGCGTAGTCGAAGGATCTTAGGGAATACCCTCTGGGGCACTTGCTGTCAAGCTTGCTTGACTGATGAGTAGGTTATTCTTTGCGCCGCAGGCGCTTCCTTATTTGAACAAGGAAAAAAATAACCAACTCATCTACGACTCGCTAAGAGCCGCCTTCGGCGGTTGCTCGCTTGCACGGCGCTGCGGCGCCAGCGTCACGCTTCGCGTGCCACCCTCTTTAAGTGCCCTGTGGGTGCAAAAGAGGGCTTTTATACTGCCCTCCTCAGGAAACCTACATCTCCATCTCCGCCTTGGCCTTCAATACCCCCTGCGCCATTTCCCCCAATTCCTCCACATGTGCCTGTGCCTGCTCGGGCAGCACCT